CGGCCGAGGCGGGCCACGGTCCGGGTGAGGTCGCCGGCCGCCGCCCTGGCCTGCACCAGACCCGTGGCGAGGTGGTCGAATCCCACGCGGCGGCTGAGCATGCGGGCCTGACGCTGGAACCTGCCGAGTGATGCCCGGGCGCGACGGGTGGGCTCGGTGATCGAGTCTACCGCCCGGAGCAGGACGCTGACGGACTGCTGGCTCATGCCTTGCTACCCTCACTCCCGTGGGCCTGGTTCCAGCGCTTGATCGCCTTCTCGCGGTACTCCATGGCCAGCCCGACCGGCAGGCGCATCACGTCGTCATGGGTCCAGCCGCAGATGAACGCTAGGTCGGCGGCGGCCTCCTTCAGCTCGCCCCAAGCGGGGACTCGGGCAAAAAATGCCTGAGCACTTGCCCGAGCCGGGTCAGGTCGCGAGACCCGAGCTGCTTCACCTCCTTGGGAGCCAGCCCGGTGCAGCCGCCGAGGATCTCGAAGCTGGTCTCCACGGCCTTGTGCGGCTGCACCTTGGACATCTTCTCGACGTCGGATCCGGTCGGCTCCTCGAACGTGAGCCACTCCACCTGTTTCCCACCGAACTCCTTGGGGCGGATCAGCTCCAGGTGGACGGTGTCGACGAGCTCGTTGGCGAGCGACTCGAGGTCGATGGCGTCACGGGCGTAGATGGTCGCTACACGGTCCTCGATTTCCATGCGTCACCTCACAGGCCGAGCGCTTCGCGGATCCCCTCGAGCTGGTCCTCGCCGTTGACGATGCGGACCATGTTCTCGACGTCGATCTTGTGGACCTGCTCGCCGCCGATCTCAAGCTCGTAGAAGTGGCAGGCCATGGTGGCTTCAAAGGAGGCCTGCTGGCCGCTCTGCCAGTCGCCCGGGTTGTGGTCGACAAACCGGCCACGCAGCCGGGCCGTGGCGCCCCGGGTGTCACCGTCGTGGCTGACAAGCGCCCCGCGGATCTTGACGTCGATGTCGCCCTTGCCGAAGAGCTGCATCACCTCCTTGGGCACGGACTTGAACTGCAGGCTGGCGCGCATGGCCTCCATGCCCATGTCGATCTCGATCGGCGCGTCCAGGCCGCCGGCGCGCATCTCCTCGGTCTGGATCTGGAGCTCCGGCAGCGAGACCTGCTCGATCTCGCCGGCGTAGAGCTCCCCGTCTACGAACGCGACCGCGTCACGAAGGACATCCCGGATCATTCCACCACCTCCTCGAGGTACTCGTTGTGCATGCGGCTGCGGAACGTGATGCGCTCCGCCACGCCGTAGGGGCTGAAGTCGAAGTCGAAGTAGACCTCGCCGGCCTGCATCGCGTCCGCGGTGTTAAGGTCCGGGTCAGCCCATACCTCACCTCCGGCAATCCGGCGCTGCGCGATCTGGCGATCCAGGAAGCCCTGGACGCCATCGATGACGTTGCCGATGTAGTCGCGGGTGATGTTCCGGTCAACGGCCCAGAGGTGCGCCTGCATGAGGGAGTCGTTGATGATGTCGGCGATCCGGACGTGAGCCAGGAATGCCCACTTCGCATCCTCGCTGGTAGTCCGGTTGCCCCAGAGCCGGAACCCGGATTCCCGGATGGTCGTCGCGATCTCGTTATCGTTGAGGTGGTTGGCCTGGCTACTCTTATCTCCAAGGGCGAACGAGATGTCGCGGGACAGGCCCATGATGCCCGGGACCAGCTGGTTGGACGGCGAGGTGTGCCACCCGCGCTGGTTGTCGTTGCGGGCAATGACCGCCGCGATGCGCGCCGACGGCGGGCGCTCGACCGGGCCGTCCTCCTGGTCGTCCCAGACGACGTACCACGGGTCGTGGAAGAAAACGCGCTTGGACCCGAAGTCTTCGCGGGCTTCGATCGCCTCAGAGTCGCCGGTATTCGGGCCGTCCACGATGACGATGCCGCGCAGGCGCTCGGCGATCGAGACCATCTCCGATGCGACCGGGTTGGCCAGCTTCTCGCCATTGTCTTCCGGGCGCTGATAGGTCCATCCCGGGGCGCAGAGGATACGCGGCTTGGCCCCGACCTCGTTGCCGGCGTTCAGCAGCGCGTGCACGCCGGTCAGCGAGCCGTCCTCCTCACCGCCGCGCACGTTGCTCATCGTCGCATCGTCATCCTCGCCCTCCTCGACGCGGACGACGACGACCATGGCGCCGGTCACCGAGAAGATGTCGTCCAGCGCGTCCGGGAGCGTGCCCTTCTTGTCGCCCTCCTCGTCGAGCTTGCCGGCCTTCTTGCGACTGCCCGCAATGAGGACGGGCTCGTTGGGCGGAAACTCCTCCTCATCAGCGTCCGGGGCGGTGCCCACCACGCCGATCACCGACGTGGACGCCACCTGGATCGGGCGGACGCCGTCGTCGATTACCTGGACTTCGACACCATGCAGGAAACTCATCAGCTACCCTCCTCGGCCGTGGTGGACTGCTGGCTCTGCTGCGTGGACTGCTGGCTCTGCTGCTTCTTCGAGCCGCCGCCCTTGGACTGGACGGGCTCGAGGTGCGAGCCGCGGAAATACTTGGCGCGGCGCTCGCTGAGCTCGACGGTCTCGCCCGCCTTCACCCGCCCGCGGCCGCGCAGCTGGAAATCTTTGAGAGCGCGGTACTGAGGCATGGCCCTTCTCCTATATGTCGTTTACATTCAATCGCCCGCGAAAACCGTATCTACGCACTCCGCGCACACGGACCCGCAGTCGACGCCGTCGCCAATACGCACCACCGCATGCCCGTTGGCGGTTACCGTTCCCGATCCTTCCGCCATGGCCCCGCCATGGGTGCTATCTCCGCATGTGTGAGGCGCGTATGAGTCCCCGGCGCGCAGGACGGCTATCCCTTCTACGAACACGTCGGAGGAACCAGACGTGCTAGGCCTAGGCGGGTAGCAGCCGTGCCCTGAGCAGGTAGCGCCCTCGAAGCTAACGCCTGGCACCGACAGCCTCCTTCAGTTTGTCTCGGCTGAGGTCGTAATTCGCATAGATGCGCACGAGAAGGGAGCCACTCGCTGTGGCCGGACCGCCCTCGCTGTCGACACCGTTCGCTGTGATGTCTACCCACCACTCGTGGAGGTCGTACTGATCCTCTTGCGCCTTCATCATCTCGTCGGCCTCGTCTGGAATCTGCTCGAACGCATCCACTCCGCTGACGCGCTGTCGATCTCCGCCGCGCGCTAATTGGTACTCGACATATTTCAAAGCGAACACGTGGACGCTGACCTGGTAGCCCACCTCCAGGGCGTCACCCTGCGGGTTGGCATACAGCCAGTCGGGACCATCAGGCGCGTCACCGACGCCGTTAAAGCTCCAGCTCCACGCAGATACGGATGCAAGCGTCGTGGAAACCGTGGCGCTGGTGGCCACATGCTCATCGGTCTCCCACAGCTCACTGCCATCGACCGGAACGAGGTGCTCGCTCATCAGTTCAGGTTGATGGTCGTGCCAGTGACGTTGACGTCGCCGCCAGCTGCCATATTGATGTCGCCGCCAGCCTCGACGCTCACGTCGCCTTCGACGTCTGCGGAAAGCGACCCGCCCACCTCGGCCGATACATCACCCTCGACCTTCGCAGTCACCAAACCGCCCACCTCGAGGTGGACATCGCCGCCGGCGTAGACCTGGATCTCGTCCGGGATGTCGATCTCCAGCGTCTTCTCCTCGCGGTAGTAGGTGATGACCGCCTCGCCGCCGAGCAGGACGCGGCGGATCTTCGGGTCATGGGCCGGAGCCGGCGCCTCGTCGGCATACAGGCTCGGCCCGACGATGGCCTGGGCCAGGTCGCCCTCGGGCGCCCAGACCATCACCTGCTCACCGACCTCCGGAGCCCACCAGGACTGATCCGTGCCCTCGGGGCCGGCGCGCACGACGCCCCACGGGATCCACGGCGTGATGCGTTCGTCCTCTTCCTCGCCGACGCGCACACGCAGGCGGCAGGCCTCGTAGTCGGCCTCGTGCACGACCCCGATCTGGATCACGCGCGCAAGGCGCCGCTCCAGGTCGCGGATGCGCCTCTCGACTCGCTCCTCCCACCTCACTCGACTTCCTCCGCTTCTTCGTAGTCGTCGAGTCCCGGATCCTCCTCGGTGTGCTCCTCGCCACGAGCCGAGGTATAGACGGTGTCGGGGACCGGGTCGCCGTCCTCCCAGTAGGTGTCGCCGAGACGGAAGTGGTTTTCGAATCGCACGACCCAGACGACGTAGCCGTCGAGCTCGGGGCTGAACTCATCGACCTCCACCGCGATTACCGATGCCTCCGGGATGCTCAACCCGAACCGCGAGCGCTCCACCGTCGCCGCGATGCTGAGCGCCAGCTGCCGTGCCTTGAGGTCGGCCTCCGGGGCCGTCGGGTCATAGATCGCCCGGGCCGCCCACTCGGCGCGAACCCACAGCGGGTGGAAGTCTTCCTGATCGTCCGAGCGCTCGGCGCGCTCGAGGTCCACGTAGGCCGCCGGCAAGCCCAGCTTCCGGCGTCTCCGCGGATAGCGCGAGCACTCCTTGAGGCCCGGGTGTGCGTCAGCGATCGTCGACTCGATCGCGTCGTGCAGCTGCTCGACGACATCGTCAGACATCCCCGCGGGCCCTCATCATCTCGTAGCGCAGCTCCTGGCTGAGCAGCTCCGTGAAACGGTGCTGAGCCCGGACCTGCAGCCTCGACATAGCCGCTTCACCGTGCTCTGCGATCTGCTCCTCGACCCGCTCGATGGGGTGACGGGACTGCCCTTCACGGCGAAACACCGGGCCGCCCTGCTCGGGCCAGGGCATGAACGCGCCGGGGTAGCGCCGGCGCCCCACGGTCACGCCGCGGCGAGTCTGCCGGGCGCGCCCGAGTCGGTGCGCCGGGATTGGGTTGGTCCCGAGCCACACGGATCGGGCCATGCCCTCCTCGCCCCGGGCATAAGAGCCGAGACGGCGACGGATGTGCTTCTGCGGGATCCCGGTAGCACCGGATACATCCCGGGCTGCCTGGGTGCGCATCCAGCGCGCGGTCTTGGTGATCGCCCTCCGGGCGGCTTTCTTCGCCGCACGCTCGGTGACACCGACCGCACGCGCCGCGTCCCGGAGGTCCTCCTCCGAGATGTGGACGTGCACCCCAGCTGGCATCACTCCTCCCGCAGGATCAGCTGACGCCCGGCGCTGTGATCGCGGACGATCTCCACGATCGAGAACGTACGGCCGTCCACGTGCACGGGCGCGCCGTACTCGGCGTGGTCTACGTCTGCGGACCGGACCAGAAGAACCGGCTCTCGGGTGTCCGTAGGGACGCCCCCGAGAGCCGCACCCTGATCCTCCTCCGTAAACACGCCCGTGACGTCCTTGCCATCTACCGTTGCCGGCACGCCGTGGACGTCATAGATCAGCTCGACGGCATCACCGAACAGCTGATCGAACTGGCTAGCCATTAGCTAGGCTCTTCACCCTTGACGCCCAGCAGCGCGTGTCCGTACTCAGCCTCCGAGTCGGCATCCGCGGCCGCAAAGGCCACCTGAATGTTCCCCGACGCGGTAGTGGTGAGGCGGTCTTCGCTATCGTCCCAATACAGGGCGTCTCCGGCGCTCCAGTCCTGGCCGGAGCCCGCAGACTCCTTGGGAAGCTCGAAAACGCCCTCGGTATGGATGACCACCTCCTCGCCGCTGTCAGCGTCGTTGGCAGCGACACCGAACAGCTTGCCGACGAGAACACCATCACCGCTTTCGACGTCGGAGGGAGCCTCGACGGTGAGGCTCTTCCCCGGCTGGATGTAGTTACGCATGCCTATCCTCCTGTCGGGATTACTCGCCCGGGTTCTTGTACATGCCGCGCCAATCGATGGCCTTGACGCCGAAGTCGAGGCGACACTTCACCTCCATGCCGTCGACATCGAATCCCTCGCGGGTCTCGATCTGCGGCCCCTCCTCGCCCTGCAGGTAGGCGTACTCGATCGTGTCGATCTGCTGCGGCGAGGCGAAGAGATACCAGGCCTCCTCGGAGTCGTCGTCGAGGCGCGGCTCGGAGATCACGCCCAACCGGTTGGCGAAGACGTTGATGTTCCCGGCGCTATCAGCCCGGTAGTTGTCCGAGACGTGCTGCTCGGCATCCGTCTCCAGCGCGGCCGGGACCACCAGGTACTGCGGCATCACGTTGATGCGCTGGCCGTTGAGGCCGGTCTGCTTGCGCATCGCCGTGCGGCCTGCCCCGATGCTGGAGATGGAGATGGCCGAGCCGGAGCTCGCCAGGTTGCCGTGGTCCGAATGGAACAGCGCCGTGCCATCATGCATCGCCGGGTTGCTGGTCACGACTTCCCAGAAGAGGTCGCCTTCCAGCTCGGCAGCGGAGCGACCGAACAGCGCCGGAATCCGGGTGAAGGCGTCCAGGTCGTCGTTGATGATCACCTCACGGGTGATGGCGACCACGCGGCCGTACTTGAACAGCCGGTACTTCTCGGCCGCATCGCCGATCTCCCCGCGCTCATACTCGCCGTGCTCGACCACCTTACGGAGACTCGGGGTCTCGCCGAGCTGCGCGCGGCTGACCTCCTTGTAGTCCGGGAGAGTAGTCTGCCGGCCAACCGCCTCGAAGGTCCGCGGGGCCTGTTCATACGCATCGCGCAGGGTCTTGGTGGCGATGTTCTCCAGAATCCCCGGGAAATCGCTGGTGGTGTGGAACGCTGCGCCGGCGATCTCGTTGCGGCTCATCCCTCGGGTCGACTTGCCGTCGGCCTCGACGAACTCCCGGGCGATTTCCATCAGGGACATACCCCGATAGTCCCGTCCGGGGCTGTCGCCCTGCAGCGGATACGCGGCGCTGCTGAACCGGTTGAGCAGGGCCTGACGCACGCCCTCGACGCGGGTGTCGTGCTCCTCGCGGCCGACGGTCACGCGGGAGGTGATCGTCTCCTGCTGCTCGGCCATCTTGTCGAAGATGCGCCCCTTGGCGGCATCGACCGAGACGCCCTCCTGGATCAGCTCATCGGCCACCGATGCCTCGAGGTTGGCCGTGCGGACCAGGCGGCTGATCTCCGACACGCGCTCACGCTCGGCACGGGCCGCTCTCTCGCGGATGGCCGTCTCGTCCATCGGCGAACCGGCGCTGCCGTCCGCCGGGCTGTTGGTCTGCTTGTCGACCATATCGTCTCCCTCGTGTTGCTGCTTGGGATTGGCGGCATCGGCCGCGGTGGTGCCGGCGGACCCGGCAATCGGTTGCCCATGCGGGGCGCAATCGTGGTTCCCGGTAAGCCGTGCGCGTGCCACGGCCTGGGCTAGCTCATTGGGCAGGTTTGGCAGGATCGAAAGATCCACAGACGCCATGGCGGCGCTCGTGTCGTGGGCCTCCTCGATCACCTCATCGGCCAGGCCCCACTCGACGGCCTCCTGGGCTGTGAGCCAGGTCTCCTCATCCATCATCGCCGTCAGGGTGTCCCTGTCCTGCCCGGTGCGCTGCTCGAGAATGGAAAGCGTCGCCTCGCGCACCTTGTCCAGCACTTCGGCGTTGCGGCGCATCTCGTTGGCGTCACCCATGGCGATGTTCCACGGGTTGTGGACCATGAGCATCGAGCCGCGATACATGCGGACACGATCGCCGGCGCTCGCGATGATGGGGCCCATGCTCGCGGCGAGGCCGTCGATGATGACCTCGACCTCGCCCTCGTGGGAGCGCAGCGCGTTGTGGATGGCGATGCCCTGAAACACCGCACCGCCCGGGGTGTTCATCCGCACCCGGATTGACCCGTCCATCACTGACAGGGCATCGGCCACGTCCTCGTCGGTGAACCCGTCGAGCTCGTCGCCGACGATTCCGTACAGGCGCATGGCCCACTTGCGGTCGCTGTCCTGCTCCAGGCGCAGCGACCCCTGGGGCGGGTCCTTAACTGCCATGATCAATCCTCCGAAGTTGGCGGAAGCTCTGAGTCGGCAGGCCGGGCCTGCGTGACGCCCGCCGTCGATACCTTGCGCGGGTCGGAGTCCAGCGCGATGCCGCGCTGGTCCATCTCTTGCTGGTCGCGTTCGCGCTCGGTCCAGAAGTCGGCCGGGTCGTAGCCTTGCTCGCGGATCGCCTCGGACTGCGTCATCAAACCGCTTCGCACCGCATCCCTGATGGCCGGCACCTCACGCGACGGATCCACCATCTCGCGGCGCGGCGGCGTCCACGTGACATCCAGCGGACCGGTGTTGCCCTCCATCTGCGCGAGCTGGCTGAACCACTGCCACACGCCCATGCACATCTGCGGGATGAGCATGTTCCAGCGCCACTGTTCGACAGACCGGTGGAAGTCCAGTCGGCCCATGCGTCCGCTGCTGAAGTTGACTTGGCGCAGGTCCCCTGTCAGCAAGCTGTAGGGCACGCCCAGCCCCGTCGCTACTGCGTGCAGGGTGACCGTGCTGTACGTGTCATAGCCCTCCACCGTCGGCGGGTCCGCGAACCGGACGTCTTTGCCGGCCGGCAGCTCCTCGATCGTCCCCGGCTCGAGCTTGTCCGGCAGAACAGGGTCCTCTCCCGAGCTCCCGGCCATCGGGTCGGAGTCGTACATGAATGCGGTGTAGCACGCCGCGATCTTTTGCCGGGTCAGCTGCGCGTCCTCGTACTCGTCGAAGTCCCGCAGCCGCATGATGATCGGGGCTGTCCACGGCACCCCGCGGACTTGCCCGGGGCGCTCCATGCGGTACAGATGGATGATCTCGTCGGCCGGGATGCGCCGCGAGGTCAGCCCGTACCGGAACGGCGTCATCTCGCCCGGGTGATGCGGAAACAGCCAGTAGGCGACGCGCTGCCCATTTGGGTTGAACTCGACGCCCTGGATGATGATGTTCTCGCCGTTGCGCTGCCCGTCCATCGTCATATCGAGGTGGTCCGGCTCCATCACCTGGAGCTGCATCGGGACGGGAAGCCGGCCCTCTCGGCGACGATTGCGGCGGCGGATCAGGCACTCGCCCGACTCGAACACCGTCCGCATGGCCAGCGACTGCAGGCCGTAGAATGTGTGGTGGCCATCAGCATCGCAGGCCGTCGTGTCAAACCACTGCTTGACCAGCTGCTCCGCGCGATTTGTCGCGCGAGTGTTGCGGGCCTCCGCCTGCGGGATGATGCCGGCGCCAACTGTATGAGACGGGATCTCCCGGGCGGCGGCTGCCGCGTACGGATTGTTGCGGACCAGGTCCCGCGAGCGATCGCGCAGCGTTCCGAGCGCACTCCGGGTCTCTGCGTTCGCAGACCCCGAGCTCGTGCGCCAGTTTTTGGTCCTGCGGCCCTTGGACGCACCCTCGTACGAGCTAAGAATCTCCATGCGCTGGCGATACGCCATGCGCCGCGCCCCGCGCTCGGGGCTGATGTAGCCGATCAGCTTGTCGAGTGCAGTCGGTTCCATCACATCCCCTTGCCGAATGCCGGGGTGGTCCTGCGCGGCTTCTGCGCGATGCCGAGCTCCTTGGCCATGATCCGGCGCGCACGCAGCATCTCGTCCATGGATCTATAACGGACGGTCTGGTCGCGGTACTGGACTTGAAGCACTCCGCTGGCGATCGCTCGATCCAGCTTTTCCAGGTCCTCTTTCTTCATCCTCAGCTCCACCAGCTGCTGCGCCTGCGGCGGATCTTGCCCTCGCCCGAAGAGGGTTTGTCGCGCCCGTGCAGCGTGCTGTACACCGGATTCAAGATCCGGAGTGCGGCCATCGCGTATACCCGGACGTCGAGCGCCTCGTTGCGCGGCCGGGTCTTGACCCACTCCCGATACGGGAAACCGCGCCGGTACTTGGTTACCTGCTTTTCCGCGGTGAGCTGCGCGAAGTATTCCTGCCCGCGCTCCTCCGGAAAGTGGCAGTACCCCGGACCTTCTTCGGTCTGCCTGAGCCTCGAGTAGACCAGCGCTTTCACCTCGTCGACGCCGACCGTGTAGATCGGCACGGGCGGTGCGTTCGGTCCGGGCTTCTGGCGCTTCGGGGCGGCGACGATGGGCCTACCCGCTCCGGCCATGCCCTTGAGCGCGAACACGCGGCGCTGAAAGTGCTGGCGGCAGAAGTCGTAGACCTCGCTGGTGCGGTGGCCGGAGTCCACGCCCATAGCCGATATGTGAAGCTCGGCCCCGGACTCGTGTCGCCAGGTGTGCGACAGGAGGCGGCTAACGTCGCTCCAGGGGTGAGACGTACTGGTGTCGCCGTAGATCACCCGGTAGTCGACGTTCCACGTCTCCTCGCCCTCTCCGGCGCCCATGACCTCGACCTCGATGCGGTCGTCCTGGACGTCGACGCCGGCAACCAAAACGCATGCGCCCTCGGGGACCGGCGCCGGGTACTCCTCACGACGGGCGAGCAGCCCGGTCTCATCCACCTGCTCGCCTTCGTCCTCCCACGTCTCGCCGAGCGAGGTATTGACCCAGGTCTTGAGCTGCTCGGTGCCGCCGCGCTTGGCCTGGAGGAACGCCTGGGCTATCTCGCCCAGGCCGGCCCACGGGCTGTAGAGCTCGGAC